GCCGAGAAGGCCGCCGACCGGCTCGCCGACGCTGAGAAGAAGGCGACCGAGGCTCAGGCACGGGCCGACCGGCTCGAAGTTGCGGCCGCCAAGGGCCTCACCCCGTCGCAGGCGAAGCGCCTACAGGGCTCGACGGTCGAAGAGCTTGAGGCGGACGCCGACGAGCTGCTCGCCGACTTCAAGCCCGCAGGCGACAGCCAGGGCATGCCCCGCCGCAAGCCCCACGAACTGTCCTCCGGCAACGACCCGGAAGACCAGGGCAAGGGCAACGAATCTCTGGACGACATCGGCAAACGAATGGCGTCCAGCTGAAACCACTCACGGACCCGCCACGGGACCGCTGAGTTCCCCCAACTCCACAGGAGGCAACCGTGGCGAATGACCTTTACACCCCAACCCAGGCCGCACGGTCGGTGCTGGCAGCATTGCGCTGGCAGTCCACCCTGCCGCGCACCGTCCGGCAGGACTTCTCCGCCGACTTCGTTTCCGGCCGAGGCCGGACCGTGGACGTCAAGAAGCCCGTCACTGCCGGCACAGCGCAGGTCTACACGGCCGCGAACCGCGCCGCCCGAGCCGACATCACCGTGAACGATCTGGATCAGGACACGGTGCCCGTCACCCTGGCCAACCAGATCTACAACGCGGTGCGGCTGCCCGACGATTTCGAGACGTTCGATCTTGAATCGATGGAAGCCCAGGTGCTGTTGCCGCAGGCTGAGTCCGTCGTCGACGGACTGGTCGCCCCGCTCATCACTGAGATGGTGGCGATTGCGGGCGTTGCCGGTACCGAGGTCGCGCTGAATGGCTCCAACGCCGTGGCGGTCGCCAGTCGGGCCCGGAAGACGCTCAACGACCGCAAGGTTCCGGCCGCCAACCGCTGGCTGGCCATCGGCACCACGCTCGCTGAGGACTTCGGCAACTCGGACAAGCTCCAGGATGCGAGCCAGTCCGGCTCCGATGGTGCGCTCCGTGAGGGCATCATCGGCCGCCTCAAGGGCTTCACGGTCGTCGAGGACCCGTCGCTCCCCGCCGATCAGGGCGTGGCGTACCACCGCGACGCGTTCGCCCACGTCACCCGGCCCAGCAAGCCCCCGCGTGGCGCCGCCTTCTCGGCGGTCGTGGCTGAGGGTGGCTTCTCGCTCCGGTGGATCCAGCACTACAACTTCATCAAGCTGGAGGATCAGAGCGTGGTTGACACGTTCTACGGTGCTGCCACCCTCGACGCGACCCGCGCTGTGGGCATCACCAAGGCGACCAGCTGACCGTGGCGGCCTTGCCGGCGCTCGCGGACATTGACGCCCTGGAGGCGTGGACCGGGGACACGATCCCCGACGATGATCCGCGGGCGCTGGCGGTGCTGGCTGCCGCTTCGGCTTTGGTGCGTTCGGAGACGCGCCGCACCTGGCTCGACGACGTGGGCGCCCTGGTGGCGGTCCCTGACGAGCTGGGCATGGTCGTGGTGCAGGTGGCCGCCCGCAAGTGGCTCAACCCTGAGGACGTCATTCAGGACGGCACTGGCCCATTCACGGGCCGCTGGTCCGAGCTGGCCGGTCAGGGCATCTATCTGACGGATACGGAGCGGGCGATCTGTGCCCGCCACCGGCTCCAGTCGACCGGTGTCTGGTCGCTGGGCACGACCCGGCTGGGCCCCGGTGCTGTCGGGGCCGATTGGACGCCGACGGAGGACGGGCCGCTGTTCCCGTTCGGCGCATGAGGGGCGAACCGCTGACGGTTGTGCGCCGCGTCGAGGGCGGCACCGACTCGCACGGCAACGTGCAGATGGTCGACGGCGACACGGTGACGATCGGCGGGTGCTCATGGGCGCCCGCTGCTGGCTCCGACGTGACCGAGAACGGCCGTGATGGTGCGAAGGTTGACGCGACCGCCTACTTGCCGCCTGGTGCGGTTGTGGGCCGTCGTGACGTGTTCGTTCGGGGCGGTCACCGCTACGACGTGATCGGCGAGCCGGGGGTGTGGCGGTCGAAGTATCGCCGCCGCGAGGTCGGCGTGATCGTGTCCCTATCGAGGTCGGAGGGCTGATGGCCACGCGTATCAAGCTGAACCTTGCCGGGTTCCGCAAGCTCCGCCGCTCACCTGAGGTGATGGCCGACTTGGAGAAGCGTGCCCGCCGCATCGCTGACGCTGCTGGCCCCGGCCATGAGGTCGAGGTCACGAAGGGCCGCACCCGTGCGCTCGGGATGGTCTGGACCGACACCCACGAGGCCCGCCGTAATGAGGCGACGAACCGCAGCCTGACCCGAGCGATCGACGCGGGGCGATGATGCGGTGTCGGGTGTTGCCGGTGGCGATGGTTCTGCTTGCTGCCGGGTGTGTGGCGCCGGCCCCGAACTTCCCGGTGTATCAGGAGGGCCGGGCGTTCCCTGCATGCACCGTCCCGGTCTACGTGGCGCCGAATGTGCCGGATCGGCCGCGGGTGAAGGCTACGGCCGACGAGTTCAGCAGGCTGTCGGGCTACCGTTTCGCTGATTCGTCCCATGCGGATGCGGCGGCTCACGGCATCGTTGTGGTGTGGCGTGGGGGGACGGCGCCGAAGAATGGCGGGAAGGCGAATCCGACCTACCGCCGGTCCGGTGGCCGTCTGTGGACGACGTGGGTGATCGACCTGGAGGACGTGGGTGCGGTCCGTCATGAGTGGGGGCACACGATGGGATGGCTGCACCCGTCCCCGGCCGTACCCGGCAACCTGATGAACAGCGCTGGCACGGCGATCCACCCGGTGCAGGCCGCACAGGCGCGGTGGTTGCGGGCCGAGTCGGCACGGCAGAATCCTGGGGGGTGCCGCTAATGGCTGTCGTCAGTTATCCGCACACGTCAACTGCCTGGATGGACCCAGGCGTGGCCGGTGGCCCCGGCTGGCCGCCGTACACGTCTGCCACGTTCGCCGCAGGCACCGACAAGGCGATTGTGCTTTCCACCGGCGTTTCGGTCCCGGCGGGCGAAATCAGCGTCACCGTCACACTCGGCACGCTGACCGCTCAGGCGGGGATCGCGCCCCGCTCACCTACGTTGAGTTCTCCCAGCCTGGCGCCGCTCGACACCGGCGGTCTGGCGCCGTTCACGGCGGGTGGGCGGTCCTACTTGCGCCTGGACAGCAGCAAGCCGACCGCCACCACCTCATGGGCTCACGGTGGGGGGGCCGTACTCCTAACGCTGCTGATGACCAGCCCATCGGGCGGGTCGCTGACGTTCACGCCTATCACCCAGAATCTTTCACCCGTGCTTGGTATGATCTGTCCCAGCACGGGCAGCGCAGCGGGTGGGACGGTCGTCAGTTTCGCCGGGGCACGCCTCGGGCAGATCACCTCCGTTACATTCGACGGCACCCCGGGCACGGGGCTCACGGTCACCCCCGGCATCGGCGGCACCGTGACCTCACCGGCGCACATAGCGGGCGCTGTCGATATGGTCGCTCAGTCAGCGAACGGGCCAAGCGCACCCGTCACGTTCACCTACGCGGCTCCGCCCGTCACCCCCCCGCCGACGATCACCAAGCTCATCCCCACGTCTGGCCCCGACACGGGCGGCACGCTCGTCGACATCATCGGCGCCAACCTGACCGGCGCTACCGCCGTGGACTTCGACGGCACGGCAGGCACGGCGCTGACCGTGGACCCATCCGGCAACCTCGCCACGGTCACCAGCCCGGCACACACCGCAGGCCCCGCACCCGTCACGATCACCACCCCCGCAGGCGTGAGCAACGCCGAGACGTTCACGTTCGAGGCGCCGCCGGTTGTCACCGTCCCCGTCATTTACGAAGCGTACCCGTTACGCCTCTGTGCCGACGCCCCCGACAACCAGCAGGTGCTGATCCCCGTCATCTCCCCGATCACTGACGTGGTTAGCGCCGAGGTAGGCGGAGTGGACGCCGGGGTCGTTGGGGTGGTCGGCTTCGGCGAAATTGGCTTCGTGTTCATATCCCCGCCATCCCTGTCGCCCGGCACCTACGACCTGATCCTCACGAACAGCGCAGGGTCGTCTGACCCGTACCCGATCGAATATGTTGAC